ACGTATTAACCCTTATATTATGACATGGCAAAGATGTCGCTTAATTGCTTACCAGTCAAGGGTTTTTCAAAATTTGTTAATAACTTTGGAGGGAAGTTACCTGTGATAGTTACCTCTGTTTTTTCCGTGACAACCTCGTTATATTTTACCTCGTAAGTTGTCACAGGGTTGTCATGGGTTGTCACGCTAAGGAGCTGTGGCACCGGATGAATGGCCGCCATGTACCTGTGATCGTTGTGCTTCCACCAAAAGTCATGCTGTTGGATGCCATAAACTACTGTACTATGGTCAATTCCCAGGTAATAAGCTGCGAGCATTGTAGTCATGTGCCTCCTGCGGACCATGTACTGAGCCAAGAAATAACTCTTGTATACATACTCCTGCTTCCTGCACCTCCTGCGAAGGTTGAAATCCTCAATGATCTTCACAATGTCATCATTCTGCACCTTTGAAAGGTGGTATAGTTCGTCAATTAGTAGCATCTCCAAGTCTTTTAGGGTCATTAACTCCTTTAAATAGGTTGCTATTGCTTGCTATCATGCCGGTTGTTTTCATAAAATCAACCTCAATTTTAGCACTTTGTATGATAGCATTAGCTACATTACTAACTGCCTGAGCCTTCTCTACCTCAGCTTGTAGCTGTTCAGGTGTAAGCTCATCATTGTCTAATCTTTCAAGTGATGCAAAGAGGTGGTCCCTTAGATCATTCATTCCGTTTCTTGCCATTTTGTTTTATTTTTTTGTTTAATTTACTCTTTAATCTTATTACTGTCTGCAGCTCACCTGGAAAGCGGTGGATGCTGTTACGTATTGCGTTTTCAGTTTTCGGGATGCACTCAAGGTTGTCAATTTGGATGTTCAGGTTATTGCCATCCTTGAACCTAACCACATGGTCCTTGGGTATTGGTCCGTTGATGGACTCCCACACTAACCTGTGAGTGAGCACCCAAAGGCTATCCTTTACCTTGGTGTATGAGTAGGGCCTTCCTGTCTTATCCCACCTTATGCTTGTTGCATTAGGCTCCCGTGTATTGGGTGGCTTGTTGCCAGGCTTGTACATGGTAGGTGCAACTTTTGCATAGAGCTCACTGTTCATTTGCTTACCCTTATTGTGAGGGACATGACCAGGTTGCCATCTGTTTTTCATACCTGAATTTAACCTTAAAGCTCGATTCTGTAATGCCTTAATACGTGGGCTTTTCTTTATTCCCATTTGATAAACTCTGTTATACAGCTGTGAGGTAGTAAGCCCAAGGTAATCACATAGGGCTCTACTTGGCACCGTAGGATACAGCACTCTAATCAATTGCTCTTGTGTCATCTTCGTTCGATTTTAAAGTGTCCCATTCGACAATCTCCTGACATGAGGAGCTCTCGCTTTTTCCAATTGCAGAGTCCTCTGCTGTTGAACACCCATTCACGGATGAGTTGGGTGTGGATGTAGTATCGTAATCTGTACATTGTTTATAAATTTCGTTTTTAGCTTGCATCACTTTGCAGTAATGCTTCCAGTTAAAGTGTCCGCTTTTTGCAATGGATCCACCTCCGTGAAACCACCAGTATACTTGATCTCCTAATGTCATAGCTCTCTTGTATAAAAATAATAATCTAAATCCTGCTCATATTTCAGCATCCTATCCTGCTCCTCAGAGAAATGCAGATGCAAATCATAGTCATAGCTATTAGCCAGTAGCTCATCACGTACAGCATCACGCACCTCTTCAATTTCTCTATCTGTTAATTCACACCGGGTGCCATCTAAATAGCCATTGATGTCAAGGTCAATGTACACATCACAGATATCACCGTTACATATTTCAACGGATGTAATGACATGATCACCTACGGCCTCTTTGCCGTTCTCAAAAACATAAAAAATTCCTTCTTTCAAATTTCCTAACATAATACAAGTTTTAAAAGGTAATACAATACGAATGGGGAAGCAATCAGCAACACGCTACTCAGTAGAAATTCTCTAATCATTGGGCTCAAGTTTTAATCGGGTTAATAAATCTGCCATCACAGCCCACTTTGTGGCTGCATATACGGTGCCTGGATCACTTGGACCGAAGGCATCAATCATTTCTTGCATTTCATCTCGGAGCTCCTGCTCCATTTCAAGGATAATTTCTGTCATAACTAAATGTTTAATTGTTAATACTTGACAAATATACAAATAGTTTCAATGTTGACAAATTATCAACGAAATTTAGAATGATTCTAAATAAGAAAATTAACTTAAAGGTGGTGAAAAACGGTTAAATTATTAACCTAAGAGATATTTTTCTTACGCTTGTAGATGTACTCCTGGTACTTAGTGAATACCAAGTGGTTTATTTTATTGTGTTTTTTACACTCTTTGCACTTTAGCCAATGGTGTACGGTTCCTGCTGCAGTTACTACCTTCTTATTGTATGCGTAATTGATGCTACCACACTCAGGGCATTCATATTTTTCCCCTCCATGTTGCACTGCATAGTTGTGCTGTGGGGTTGTATAGCTGTTGAGCTTATTGAATACAGCCTCAAGTACCTTCACATCCATCTTGCAATAGGCTACCATCTTATTCAGGGCCTCTTGGTCCTTACGAAATACTATATCCTTCCACAAATCAAGCCCTCCTGTATCCATCTTAGCCCCTACCTTGAGCAATTTGGCAATGTAATCGAGCTTGTTGCTGTTAAAATTAAAGTATTTTTTAGCCCATTTAAGCGTGTCTATGGTCTTAACGGTTGGCATGACATCAATGCCATGAAATAAAGCTCGTGTACGCACCCATTTGAGGTCAAACTTATCACCATTATGGGCCACTATCTCATCCGCTTGAGCCATTACTTTGATGAATTCCTTGAGCATTGCCTTGTCGCATTGGCTCTTGGACCATGTTAGGCTGTGGATCTCATCCTCACCCTCCCATTTGTAGCAGATGCAGATAATAGCACGCTCATGGATGATATCACCCGGGTTGATCGTTAGGTTATATCCTGTCCTCCAGAATATACCGACATTAAAGGAGGTCTCAATGTCATAAAATAAACGTTTCCTCATCTGTTGAGTTTACTGAGTAGTGCTGACCATGCTAATCTAAGCACAAAAGGGATAGCAAGCCCTAACCAAAACGGCCACCACCTGGTAATGTAGGTGACTTTCTGCTCTGCCTTGGCTTTCTGTACAATGGTATCGCCTTTGATTTTCTCTATCTTTATTCTCTCTCGCATCTCTACCCTGGTCTGCCACCTCGTTTTAGGGATCGTCACTATATCATGCTGTATAACCGTATCACGATACGCAATAATTTTCTCCCATACTATGGTATCATTCTTAATAACAGGGATGCTGTCAATGGTAGCAATCCGGATGGTATCACTATCCTGCTCTACCTTAAGCCCATTAGCAAGAGCTCTCTTGTAGTGCCATTGAGCTCTCTTAGGAGCTGAGCATGATACTATCAGTATCAATAAGGGTAGGATATATCTCATAATGCTTGTAACATTGCTATCATTCGAGGGCATGGGTAGATATCACTCTTGTCTTTTCGTACACTGTTGTGGGTATAGATCCCTGGAGTGCCTTTGAAGGCCTCAGTATCAATGGAGAATATCTCTTTTCTGTATTCCTTGGGTATGTTGTAGGTTTCGCACAGGTACACCAATAACTGCCTGGTGCTTTCAATCTGTGCATCGGTATATTTATGCCACAGCACATGACCTTTGAAGGGCTTATCCAGGACCGTAACCTCCGAAGGATCTATCACGCTCTTCACATAGTTGATGTACTTACCATTGACCTGCTTCAATGGGCCCCAATTACACACCTCAATGCCCACAGATAGCTTGTTAAGGTTCTGATATCTCACCCCATGAGGTGCGAAGTCCTGGTTATCTATGCCAAGGTGGTATGCCCAGTGCTTCGAGCTGAAGCATTGCACTATAGTACCCTTGTTACCTATGACGAAGGCGGTAGCTATCCTTTCTGCATTACTCTGCCACCATCGTGATACGGCTACAGCATCACCATTGCCTGCCGTATGGTGCAGATAGATCTGTGTTTTCTTAGACTCCTCAGGAAAGTATTGATTTTCAGATAGGCGTGCCTGTAATATCTTGGTTGTGTCTAATTTCATCGGTGTCCTTTTTGATTTCCTTAGCTCTTGCGAATAGGTTTTTCATAGCCTGCCATAGGTCAAGGCCTTTTACTGCCTTGTAATTTTCATTGATACTGACCACCTCAATGGATACCAGGATCAATGCTAATATCTTTGTGAGCATTAAAGGTACAGAAAAAAATGTCAACACTATATCATTTAGGATAAAATAGTCAATGAGATAGAATAAAATCACGGTTACCTCATAGAGTAACATCTTAGATATCACAGCAGACAACCTGCGTGAACTGATTTTTTCCTTTTTCTTACGTGCCTTCCATATGCCTGTAACGGTATCCATGCCAATTGAAAAGCCTATCAGGAACATCAGCCCCCAAATGGGTGTGAAAAATGCACTAACCATGCTAATATATATGGGCCATTTAGATTGAAACGCTGAAAATAATATGGATAGCTGTGTTTTCACAGGATCAATATGCTGTTATTGTACCCATTTTCTCGGAAATTACCACACATTCCTGTGCAAGTCAACTGCCAAGGTGTAATGCACTGGCACGTTGCGAACATAGGGCGAAGGTCAGTATCTGTATTGAGTGCTGATATGAAAATTGGAAATAGATTTTTGTTAGCCAATAGCCATCTGATCAGCCTCTGCTCAAAGAATGATGCCTTCTGTGCATAGTGCTCCATGCCAAAGGCTACCTCACCTCGTGATACGCTTGCTGAGTAGTCACCATTCTGAGTCTGAAGTCCTTTGTTCTTAAGCTGATAGCTCAATCCAAATACAGCATCCTCTGCTGACCTCCATGCAATGACCGGCTGAATAAACTCAACCAGGTTTATCTCATCATTGGTCAAGGTCTGAGCATTGTATGCAGCCAGTAGATGGTTGTAGAATGTGGTGCCAAGGATAGGCTGTATCCTGAGAGCTGACTGAGTAGCTATGTATGGGGTCACATCCGTTACATCCACATTGGCTGTGATGGGTGTGTTGGTCTTGAGGTAGTTTTCAGTTATGAAGTAAAGCATTATACTATAGGTGTTTGAGCTGCAGCTGCAGCATTAGCAGCATTCTGTGTAACATCTCCACCCTCTACCGGAGGCAATGAGGCAAGGGCACGTATCTCATTAATGGTCATAGTCTCAAGTACTTTGGTAGCAACCAATGGACTCAAGGTATTCAATGCATCATTAGTCTTAGAAGTCTCTCCCTCAAGCTCCACAATAGTCTCATTGATGATCTGAAAGTTATTGATAGTGAAGTGAGCAGGCAACTTAGCTATTCCAAGGAGCTCATTGAAGATGGTCTCAACCTGTGCACGGATTTTCTTGACCACGTTTTTCTCAAATATCACATAAGCCTGCTTAATATCCGAGCCACTACCCAGGGAGCCTGTGGTTCTAACGCCCATAAGAATAGGGTCGATAGTGTGAGCAAAGCAAATCTGCTCAGTATTGAGGGCAGATGCCTCGTGAAATAACTTATCATTTGCGTTGGTTGGTAGGGCTTCTATTTTTGGTAACTGATCTTGGCTATTGGCAAAGAATGCAACCGCTTTCCCTGCGTTCTGTGCACCTTTCAACCTGTCAATAGTCTCCTTAATCATGTGCTTCTCCTCCTCCGATTGTGGTCGCTTAGGGAACATCATAGCAAAGGATGGGAAAATACTGTTTTGAATGTTACTTTTTGCAAAGTATGACAGCTCACCCGAGAGATATGCAAAATTCAAAGCCGATGTATACTGAGGTAGCGGATAGTAGTCCTGCCCAACAGAATGCACCTCATAGCAATAGAGCTGAACTTCATCTTTGCAGGTCATGTGGTAGGGTTTTATCTCTACAACATCCAACCTTTGGCTCCAGTCATTGCTTAAATAGTACTTTTTCTTGCACCGTGATACCCTTACTTTCTCAGGGCTTACATTGTACACCTTAACGAGCTTACCTTTTTCATTGAAAACAAGCTTGAAGTATATTCTATTGTGCAAAATCAATTGCTGAGTAACCGCCTCAACTGTATGCTTGAGTTTAATCTTACGCTCCCATGTGTATAGATCTACCTTCTCCTGTGCTGTTAGCTTCTCAGCATCCAAGGCATAGCCTCCACCGATAACGGCATTGGTCTTGAAGTCCACAATGGCACCATGAAGGGGTGAGCTGAAGTACATTTGATTCAGCACCTCGGGATATAGGTTCCCCTCACCGAAGTCTACCCAGTTACCTGCAGTCCATCTACCATTGACGTAGGGTAGTGTCAAGTTACCTCTACCAACAGGTAGGAATGGGGTGCTAAAAGCCTGGTATCCTTCCACGACGGTAGGTCCCTGCTCTTGTTTTCTACTAAAAATATCGTACCAGGCCATATCTATGTGTATACTGATGAAGGTGCAGGTCCACTAACTACCATTCTCCCCTCCTCAATGACTACACCTGTGGTCTGAGCAATGCTTAACGGAAGGGTGAATGGTCCACTCTTCTCATATATCTGATAGGTGTATTGGCCTACAACAAGGCTGAGGTCAGTGGGCTCTACTAAATTGAATAAATTATAACGCTCAGGATACGATGATGTATCTGCAGCAGTGAATAAGATCTGCGTGCTTGTGTTGGTATCAAATTCGTTGGTAAACACAAAGAGGTAACTCGGGTTTGTCACCGTTGTTACCTCTGTAAGTGTGAGGACTATTTTGTTACTTGAATTTTGAGCAATGTAGATCATCTAAGTATATTGTCAGACCTACCGTAGAATGTTCAAAATTAGAAGTTAACCCCGATAGCTTGAAGAGCAGCAGGAGTCATGGTTACCTCGTATGCAAGGAATTCATTTTCTGCTACCAAAGTAACTGAGTATTTACTACCATCTGCACGAGCTGTACCGGAACCTTCACCTGAAGCAGATAACTGCATATAAGGGAAGTACCAATACTTACCGTTAGCATCTTTTACGATGGCAGATAGGTACTGCTGTCCTGATCCCAAGATTTTGATAGCTCGTGATGTAGCCATCTCTCTTCTGTGGAACATTAAGTTAATAGTCTGAGTAACGAATGAACTACCGTTAACAAGGTCGGAAGCAAGCTCCTCGGTGTAGTTAGATGTATTTCTACGGATGTAGTAGTCAGTGAAAGTGATAGTAGGAGTCAAAGAGAAAGCCGTAACCTCCCAATCACCAGGGTTAGTGGTGTTAACTGTCACACTCACTACATCATCCTGTGGGATTAAGGCTATCCCATGCAAGCCGCCTGAGTTATTCTCACAGCTCTTGGCAACCGCTTCTAAAGCTTGGCAAACATTTGGCATGATTAAAGAGTATTAAAGAGCCCCCTTTGCAGAGGGCTCAAGATTATTATTAAGAATAGAAAACGATTTCAGTAGGGTTCACAAAGTGGAAGCCAATCTTCATGTCCGCACGAGTACGGATGTAAGGCTCAGCAACAGTGTCACGTAGGTTAACCGCACGCAAATCAGAGCTATCTCCTTCAGCATCGAATGCATAGATAAGGTTATCTTTCAAAGTGATAACAAATGTGTTGTTAGACATCCCCTGGCACTGAACGATTTTGATACCTAAGTAAGTCAAAGACAAATCCTGAGTGATGTATGCATTGGTGTTACCTGAAGCAACTCCTAATCGGTAGATGTTAACCAATTGAGTAGGAAGGTAGATGCGTAGGTCCTCAGTCTTGGAAGCTACAGATGCAGGCAATGCAGCGAATGCAGTAGAGATAGCAGTCTCAAGAGCAGTGAAGTTACTGATAGTACCAGTACCACCGTTGATAACCCCACCAGGTCCTACAGCAGCAGTCAACTTTTTCTCATAACCATCACACAATGCAAGTGTAGGGTTCAATGAAGTTGTATCACCTTGCCAACGGATGCTTTCGATGTCTTGAGCTACAGTCTTAGCCATAGTTTCCCAGTAGAAGTTCATGAAAGATGCAACAGAGAAATCGCTGTTAGATCCTTTAGTCATTTGCAAGGATACGAATGACTGCTCCAAATCAAATTGACAGATTTGAGCCATAGCAGATACAGCACATACGTCAATCAACACTGCACTCAAGTCATCAGTTGAGCCTGGAGTTGGCCATGCACAAGTGGAGCTTTGTAAAACGTTACCGAATACTACAGTTCCAAGTTTAGTCTGGTATTTAACACCAGGCAAAGTACGGAAGTTGTTAGGTACATCCGACGTTAAGTAGGCAGCGGAGTAGAATGCCTCAGGGTTTGCAGCCAATAAAGCTGTTGGGTCGACTTGTAGGTCGAATTTTAATTTACGCATTTTATTTAGAATTAAATTGGTTAAACTTTCTTATATTTTCAGCAAGCATAGTCTTAGCATCAATAGCAACAGTCTCCTCTTCCACTTCAGTCTCAGCTCCAAGAGCCTCCTCTAATTGACTTTTAAGCTCAGCTACTATAGCTAATACTGAATTGATTTGCTCAGCGATCATAGGCTGAACGATTGCAAGGATAGCCTCAGCATCCATAGCAGGATCAACGGCCATAGTTTCTTCCTCAACTACTTCCTCCTCCTCAACTACTGTTTCAGCCATTGCTACTTCTTCCTCCGGCATTGTCTCTTCGACTTTTTCCTCTTCTTTAATTTCGACTACTTGGCCATCCTTGACCACGTAGATTTTGCCCTCAATGAGGTGCTCTCCATCAGGTAATTGCATATTATATTTCGATTTTAGTTTCATTCCCATGAAGCCCTCAATAGAGAAACCAACCTGGTCCTCTTCAACCAGTTTGTTGTAGTATTCAATATCAGTTATCTGAGCTGTTAGCATCAACGTACCTGCAGGCACCTCAATGCCATAGGTAGTATATGCTTTGTCAAGCTCGGGCTTATCTACTAACCATGCCTCCAGAATGTAGGCAGGTACTTTTTTCTCTTCATTGTGCTCAAGGTTGAACTTAGCAGAGTTAACTAACTGCTGCATGAACTTAGAATGCATTGCATCTATCTCCTCAACCGTGAATTTTACCATGTACTCCTCATCTGTCTCATCATCTCTGCGATAGATCTCCATAGGTATCATGGCAGGTGCAGTGATACGGTACTTCAATCCATCTTTGAAAGCCAATGCTTTAGTCTGTTGATTGAAGGCCATCCCTTTTACTTTAATGGCAGGCTTAGATGTGAAGGCAATAGCCTCAATGCCTAAGTCCTCACCACCCTCTGCATACTCGGGATCAATGGTAATGGTGTAAATTGGTAACTCGGTCACGCTTATATTGTTTTTTTTCTATATTTGTTCAAAATTTGCATATGATTAAAATACTTGACAGGGAAATCCCTAACCTAATTACTGAGCTCACAGTTGAGCAATTCGAAAAGCTAACTGATTTTAATAGTGATACAACACTTGACCCGATTGAAAGGCACCTGAAGATATTTGAATACCTTGGGATACCTGAAAATGAGTTCAATGATGTGGATGTTGAAAACTTTATTGATATTATTCGTCAATTCAATGAGCACCCCAACATGACCTACCCCACAGTTGATACCTTAGAGCATGAAGGATACACCTACAAGGCTGAGATGAAGATGACCGTGAGGGATAGTAAGCTCATTGAGAAGTACAGCATCGGAAAAGAAAAGGGATATATCAG